GAATCAGTAACACTCCAGAAAAACAAGAAAGACTTATAAACAACGCTGTGGAGGCAACCAAAGGTGCTACTACAGAGTGGTCTAAAGACTTCTGGTTTGGTATATTTACCAAATTGTGTACTAAATTCAATAGAAGTGACCTATATCAGAGGAATATACACTAATCGCTTGCCTTTTAGGCCAGATGTGATAATATATACGTATGAAAACAATTAATATTACACTAAAGAAAAAGACACTATCAGAGGTCTACAATCAAGTTGCTTTATTAAACAACATGGGTTTTCCTAACTTTCAAAAAGGCGAACCTATTCATAACTTGATGAGAGAGATTAAAAAAGAAGTGAGTAAACAAAAGAAACAAGACGAAGTGGTATTATGGAAAGAACTATTAGAGTTTTGGCCATTGTCTATAGTTGTACCATCATTGTTGCTTGCCATTTTGTTTGGTCCATATATAATGAGGTAATATGAATATATTTTATCTAGACAAAGATCCAGTTGTATCAGCTGAAATGAGTTGTGACAAACATGTATGTAAGATGATTATTGAGTCTGCTCAAATGTTATCTACAGCACATAGATTACTAGACGGCATAGAGTGGACAGATTACTCTAAAAATGGCCGTAAGATTAAAAGATGGCGACTAGAAGACCCTTACCTAGAAAATACTATTTACAAGGCGTGTCATACAGGTCACCCTAGTACAGTATGGGTAATGTCAAATGCGTTTCATTATACTTGGTTATACAAACATATGATTGCTCTTAATGAACAATTTAAATTGAGATACAACCATACAGAGGATCATATGACTATTCGTAAACTCAAAGAAGTATTACGACAACCACCTAAAAATATACCTATAAATAAGATTGCTACTGATCCAACACCTGCTATGCCAGATGAATGTAAAATACCTGGTGATGTGATTGGCTCGTACAGAAAATATTATGTAATGAAAAAAAGAGAATTTGCTACCTGGAAAACACCAGCTGTTATACCAGAGTGGTATGTAAACGGAGTTAAAGATGGCGAGATTAGGAAAGACAACAAGTAAAAGTACGTTTAGATTTGATGGTAGAAGTAGACCGTCAGATGAACATTATAAAAAAAGATGGAATGAAATTTTTGGCAAAAAGAAAAACCCTATTGCTAAAGAGGTACGAACACCAAAATATAAACCAAAAGTTGTAGAATCTAAAAAGAAATACAATAGAAAAAAGAAAGAGAAGATAGATACATGGCAATGGACGTAAATCAAATAAGACCTTTGACATTAGACGAAGAAAAAATTTTAAGAGAAGGACTATCAGATGTAGAGGTGACATATGAAAATGTTGCTACACTTACAGTAGAAGACCCTTTTGCTAATTTAGAAATACAAGGTGACAATAGTTTACCACAAGACTTAATGGAAGATGAGATTGTAAGAGATACAGAAAATGATCCTTTTAAGGGAACTAGTATTGAGGGGAAAGATTAATGGCTAAATCAAAAGAAAAAATATACGAAAGAAATCCTGATACAGGAGTTATTCGTTGGAGATATGTAGATGAATCACCAGACAAATTTGGTTGGCCTAATTATGGTAGAATATTAAATGAACAAAGAAACAAAACAAAAACTAAAAAAAAGTGAGTATGAAAGTCTATACGATTGTATAGTCAGTGATCAAGTACCTGCTGACCACATCGCTAAATATTTTCAAGACGAAGGATTTTATAGTTATTACAAAAGGAGAAAAAATGGCAATTAAAGAAGCATTAATTAAGAAATTAGAGGGTGACGTAGCCTTATCTGAAGCAAACTTAAAAACGTTTTTAGAAAACCCAATTGGTGTTGCAGAGCATATAGATTACGTTGAGACAGCAGAGAAAGAACTAATTAAACTTACAGACGCTAAAGATAAACTTGCTACACTAAAAGATTTATAATGGCTTATTCGGTAAACGATAAGTGTATTATGTGTAAGCATACCGACTGTGTGGAGGTCTGTCCTGTAGATTGTTTTTACGAAGGAGAAAATATGTTAGTAATCAATCCAGATGAATGTATTGATTGTGGTGTATGTGAACCAGAGTGTCCTGAAGGAGCAATACTATCAGACATGGAAGAAGAAGGAAAAAAGTGGATTGCATTTAACGATAAGTGGTCAAGACAATGGCCAGTTATAACAGATAAAAAAGATAGTATGGATCCAGATAATAAACATAGAGACGAACCAGATAGATTAAATAAATATTTTAAGGGTAAATGATAATTGAAAAGATTAAAGAATCAGGTGACAATTTAAAAATGTTAGAAGGCCACGATAGGTTACAATACTTGGTAGACAAGGCCAAAGAGGTAGAAACTTTACCTGATATTGTAAAGACAGAGGAAAATAGAATACATGGTTGTGCCAGTAAATTATGGATAATTGGTGGTAAACAAGAAGATGGTACAATGATATATAAAGTAGATGGTGACGCTCATATAACCAAAGGTACGGCTAAAGTGGTCACTGATATAGTAAACAACGAACAAGCAACAGAGATTGCCAATTTAACAGTTGATAATTTTATACCATTAGGTATCAAAGAATTATTAACTATGCAGAGACAAAATGGTCTAGGCGAATTAATACAAAGAATTATAGGATTAGCAAATGCCAATATACACGTTTAGAAATAAAAAAACTAAAAAAGAATTTACAGAAATGATGACCATTGCAGAAATGGAGGCTTATATGAAAAAGAATAAGCACATAACACAAGTACCACAGGTACTAAATATATCAGGTGGTGTAATGGGTGTCAATATGAAGAACGATGGTGGTTGGAAAGACAATCTATCACGTATAGCAGAGGCACATCCTACTAGTGCATTGGCAGACAGATATAGAAGCCGATCATCTAAAGAAATTGCAACAAGAAATGTTGTACAGAAACACCTAAAAAGACAAGCAAAGGGGAAAAAATAATGGCGACAAAAGATTTACCGGATTACATGAGAGGTTTTGACCTCCAAGATGATTGGGGTGTTACAGCAGTAGCGGCTCCACCTAAACAAGAAGTACCAGTGGTTGATACAAAACCAATAGAAAATGCTAGTTTAGAAATATCAAAGGTCAAACAGGACGTATCATCTATCAAGTCCATGATGAACGAAATAATGCAGATAGTGGCAGAAAAAGATACTATTACTAAAGAAATATCAGATGAAGATACTAAAGCTAAATTCAAAGAGTTAGAGAAAGTAATATTACCGTTTTTATATAATTTAAGTAAGACAACAGAACCTTACATACATTGGCCTAACAGAGGTCCAATCATCAAGGCACAAATAGAAAAAGTGTTAAAAATAACGAGAGGATAAAATGAAATTAAGTAATAATTTTAGTTTAAAAGAATTAACAGCTTCACAAACAGCTGATCGTAAAGGCATTAATAATAATCCTAACGAAGATCAAATCAACAAGTTAAAACTGTTATGTGAAAAAGTATTACAACCAATAAGAGACCATTATGGCAAGGTAGTTACCGTGTCTAGTGGGTACAGATCAGTAGAGCTGTGTGAAGCCATAGGCTCAAGTAAAAATTCACAGCATGCTAAAGCGGAAGCGGCCGATTTTGAAATATTTGGATTGTCCAACGCTGAACTATGTAAATGGATATCAGATAACCTAGAGTTTGACCAGATGATTCTGGAATACCATAAGTTAGATGAACCTAACAGTGGGTGGATACATTGTTCGTATAAAGTTGAAGACAATAGAAAACAAATTTTACGTGCTTACAGAAATGAAAGTGGTAAAACCTGTTACGAGGCATACGAGCCGAAGTGAAAAGAAAAACGTGAGGAGTTAAGAAACTCCAGCGAATTAATTAACGACCATTTACAGTTGTATAGATCAACTTAAAATGGTATGAACGAGGGTTGACAAATCAACTGGAAAGTGATAGAATAAGTATATTATGAGCAAATTTAAATTTATAGAACTAGACAAAACACCTTTGCCTAAAACAAAGGGTAAAAGAATAGACGGCTTCAGATTTTATGAAGTAGATGGTAAACATTATCCGTCAATAACTACAGTACTTGGTATTCAAAAGAAAGCAGGTCTTCAAAAATGGCGAGACAGTATTGGTGAAGATGTTGCTAATTGGGAAATGAGACGAGCAGCCAACCGTGGTACAGCAACCCACAATCTAATTGAACAGTATCTAAAAGGCGAAACACCTAGTGAGAGAAGTGTATTACCTTTAGGTATGTTCAGACTAATCAAACCATACGTAGATCAAATTAATAACATACATTGTTTAGAAACAATTATGTACAGTAAGAAGTTAACTATTGCTGGACAAGTGGACTGTATTGCAGAATATAATGGCAAGTTGTCAGTAATTGATTTCAAGACAGCAAACAAAGAACGCCAAGAATCTTGGATTGAGAATTACTTTTTACAAACTTGTGCTTATGCTATTATGTACGAAGAATTATATGGTAAACCTATTGAACAATTGGTTGTTCTAATTGCAGGTGAAGATGGTTCTATGGTTCCTTACGTTAAAGAAAGAAAACCATATGAAGAAAAGCTAGGAAAAGCCATACAAGACTTTTATAAATACTATGAGAAACTTAATAAAGATAAAGTGTAATGCAAAAATTAATCCTCCTATTTGTACTAATAAGTACAATAGCCTTATCAGAGGAAACGTATCAAAATAATACTAACTTAGCACCAAGTGAAATGCCTATTATATGTGGACACCCGGACTATGTACACAAATTCATAACAAACAAAGGTTTTATATTAGAGAACGCAAGTTTAGGCAGAGCAGGTGCAAGTGCAGATGGCGAGCCTGTAATGATGGTTGTAATGTATTCTAAAGACGATCAGATTATAGCTACTGTTGATATACCTACAGGTGAATCTACTTGTATCATGTATCATACGTTTGATAGATCAAACTTAAAGGTAAATAATAATGAATAAAATGAATAGTAAATCTTTCTCAATAGAGATAGAGGCATGTGTGAGAAAAGAAAAGATATCTTATATGGACGCAATCATACATTTATGTGAAGAAAAAGATTTAGATCCAGGTAAAGTTAATTCATTTATCAACAAACAAATCAAAGAGAAATTAAAGGTTGAAGCGATCAATTTAAAACTATTAAATATACCAAAACAAGGATCGCTACCGGTATAAAATGCATGATGGATTTGACGTATTTAAAACATATCTGGCAATAAAACTACATTTTACTACAGATAACTATGACTATTTTGATTATGGTGGTAAAGTTAATTGTAAACTAGATACATTTACGAAAAGAAATGATAGGTATTTCTTTCATAAATTGAGTAAGCAGTATGATAAATATAATATAGTAGATTTCTTTGTTGCTAATTTTTTAGACAACGATAAGAAATGGGTAGGAAACTTATTAGAAAAAGATGGCAAAACTATTTACCTCAATTATAGACGATATTCAGATAGTGTTAATTACCATTTTAGAGGTGATTGTACAAATATTAGTACCGATTTTGTTAGTCATGGTCTTTCTTTTGACGATGGTTTATCTCCTGTTAGAGGCCAGCATCCACGCCTGCTTAAACTTCTTCTCTCCAAAAAAGTAAACTTTCAAACAATGGTGATTCTAAATTACCATTTGAACTTCATAAAACAATGGGACAAACAGATTACAGAGAAGTTTGTATGGCCTAATCTATCAAAACGTCTTAAAAAACATAGAAAATTCATCAAATTCAACGAAACAGAGACTAAATTAACGTTAAAGAACGTGTTTGTTCACTAAATGTTCTGGTTGTTATTTTCTTGCCTTTTTGTTAAAAATAGTGTATTATATAACAATAACAAAAGGGAAAACACTATGAAAAAATATGTAACATTTATTATAACACTAAACATCTTACTATGGTTTGGTTTATCTAACATTGCTAAAGCTCATCATAAAGCAGAAAGTCACGAGTTTAGGCATGGTATATCTTGGTCAGCACCAGGTAGTGAGAACTATCAAAAACTAGAAACAGAATTAGTTGATAACAAGATTTCTAAACTTGTTGATAAACAATTACAAAACCAAGAAAAAACTGGTTTGGCTTCATACGTTATTTTTTCAGATGGTAAAATTAGAATTAATAAAAATAAATGGAATGATGAGATTAAAAAGAACAAAGGTTTATTAATATCAAACTCTGTAGGTAAATCTATGATCTCTTATGTTACAGGTCATGCTGTTTGTAAGTATGGTATTGATCTAAATGCCAAAATGAATGATTGGGCTGTTTTAAATAATACTTTGTATGCCGATAACACCTTATTACAAGCACTTAACATGAAAGCCGGCGATCACAATATAGTTGGTGAAAGAAAATTTAGAGGTGATGGTTTTATTAATGGTAACAAGTATAAAAGAATTAACACTAAAACTGTTACTTGGAATATGCAATACTTCAAAGACACAAAAAAGAAAAAAGAAAATTCTATATATAATTATAGTGCAATGTCAACACAAGTTGCAATTAATTATGTTATACACAAGATTGGTGTAGATAATTATGAGAACTTTCTAAAAGAAATATTTACTGATCATGTTGGTGTAAAAAACGATGTTCACTTTAGTAAAGTTTCTTGGTCAAAAGCCGATGATGATAAAGGTAATGCTAGATATACTTTCTTTGCTACTGCTGAAGATTATATTAGAATAGGTAAAACATTATACAATGATTACCATTCAGATAGTTGTATTGGTGATTATCTAAGATTTATTTATGACAACAGAGTTAAGAAAAATGTTAAAGATTCAAGAATAACTAATAAACACTCGGCGGCTGCTACATATGAATATGGTGGTCAAATTCATTTTTCATATAAAGGTATGAAAAAAAGAGTTATTTTTGCAATGGATGGTTATGGTGGTCAACAGTTAATTATTGATATGGATAATGGTACAATTCTCCATGTTGGTGCAATTGATGAACATTATAACTGGAACAAAATAGTTTATAACGTAATGAAGAAAGGACTTTAATGACAGTAGGATACGGATTAGGAATGTTAGCAGTAGGCATAATCGTAATTGGTTTTGGTGGTGCAATAGTATTTTACTGCTTTAATATAACAGAAAAAGATGACGAATAATGGAATGTTTGAAGATGCTATGCAAATAGATAAATTAAAGAAAAAAATAAAAGACTTAACTAAAACTGAAAAGCCAAAAATAAAAGAACCAGAAAAAGTATTGAGTAAGGTTACACCTTTACACGACTTCTCATGGTACTTAAAATGGTTTTCTAGTATATTAATATTATCAGCAGTATGTTTCAGAGCCAGTGGTGGTGCGTTTCATATGTTTGATTTATATTTTAGTTTCGCAGGTACACTAGGTTGGTTGTGGGTAGGTATATTATGGCACGACAGAGCTCTAATGGTATTGAACACAAGTTTAGCAATGGTATTAATGATAGGAATTTTAAAAACTTATGTCTAATGTATTTTGTATAGGTAACGGTGAAAGCCGAAAAGGTTATGATTTAAATAAATTAAAAGGCAAAGGTAGAATATATGGTTGTAATGGATTGTATAGAGATTTTACACCAGATGTTTTAGTTGCAGTTGATCAAGGTATATGCCATGAAATATACAACAGTGGTTATTGTCAAGACAATGAGACATATTTAAGAGGTTGGACTAGATTGCCAGCAATGTTATATGAGTCTGTTATAAATGCAGGTGCCTCAATAACTGCCGAAGAAATGGCTGTAGTCAAAGAAAAGAAATTAATTAATGAAAATGAGAGAGGTGATTGTCAAGAGTTTGTAATGCATGGCTCTAATATATCAGGTGCAGTTAAGATATTAAAAGAGAATAAAGACATAGAGTCTAAAAATGTAAATCATACTGCTGTAGATGTTAGTTGGTGTTCTATGAATAGTAAAGAACAATCTATTGACGATGTGATGACGCCTAGAGATTGGGGTTTCGCTGCTGGTCCTACTGCTGGTGCAATTTCTATATTAAAAGAAAAACAACCAAAGGCAACAGACTTATATAATGACGCAGATAATAATGAACATAAAATAAGTTTAGAAATGTTTTTAATTGGCCACGACTTGGCTAGTAACGATGACAAGATTAATAATCTATACAAAGATACCAAATATTATGGTCTAAAAGAACAACAACAAGTACCAACAAAAAACTGGATACAACAGTGGAAGTCTTTGATTGTTAATAATCCTGGTGTGACCTTTTACAAGGTAAATCCAAAGGCAGATTTGGGACATGACGCAATAAGCAGACCTATAAAAGAGTGGGAAGGACTAAAGAACGTCTTTTATATAGACTATCCTACCATGGAAACACTAATAGGCTAAAGGAACATTGACACAGAGGTGTAAATGTGTTATATTAAAGCTATGACTAAAAAGAGTAAAGATCGGAATATAGTAGTAAATAATTATGTAAGATATTGGGACAATTCAACTGATAATGGACATGACATATCTATTTTGAAAACAGATGGCAGTCACATTAATATTAAGTTGAGGTGGCCAAAAGGTGAAAATAGACTAATTAAACCTGGTAGAGCTCATAAAACAGTTATAAATAAATATGAATCCGATTAATACAGGATACACAAATATAATAATACAATAATAAGGAGAATACAAATATGGATTTTGAAGCATTAAAATCATCATCAAGTGGCTTTGATAAATTAACTAAAGCTCTTGAAACAAACCTCAATCCCGAGGATCAATCAAACAAAAACAAATATCAAGACGACAGACTTTGGAAACCAGAGTTAGACAAAACAGGAAATGGTTACGCTGTAATCAGATTTCTACCTGCCACAGAGGGAGAAGATTTACCTTGGCAAAGAGTTTGGTCTCATGCCTTTCAAGACAAAGGTGGTTGGTATATTGAAAACTCATTAACAACAATGTCTCAAAAAGATCCTGTGTCCGAAGAAAACACAAGATTGTGGAACACTGGTGTTGATAGTGATAAAGAAATTGCTAGAAAGAGAAAAAGAAAATTATCTTATTACTCAAATATTCTAGTAGTGTCAGACCCAAAACATCCAGAGCATGAAGGCAAGGTGTTCTTATTCAAATTTGGTAAAAAGATTTTTGATAAGATTACTGAAGCAATGCAACCGGCTTTTGAAGACGAAAGTCCAATTAACCCATTTGATTTTTGGAAAGGTGCAAACTTTAAACTAAAAATCAGAAAAGTTGATGGCTATTGGAACTATGACAAGTCTGAATTTGAGGCAGTAACACAAGTTGCTGAAAGTGATGACAAGATTAAAGAAATCTGGTCAAAACAATATCCTCTAAAACCATTCTTGGCACCTGAAAATTTTAAGTCCTATGATGAACTCAAAGAGAAACTGAATAGGGTTATTTCTGGTACAAGAAGCACTAAAACTGTTGAAAGCGATGAGCTCCCGCCAAGCGCTTCAGCGCCTAGTGTGAAAAGTATGGAAGCACCTAGTACTCCATCTGCTAGTGATGATGACGATACGTTATCTTACTTTAGTAAATTAGCAGAGGACGAATAATCTAAACCGTTCCCTCCGTTTAGAAAGTGACAATACTTTAAGGGCTAGATAGCAATATCTAGCCCTTTTTTCGTTATAAATATACCGTATGGCAATAAGCATATTAGATACACTGGTTGATAAGTCAGATGGTGCTGTTAAGTCAGCGTCATGGTACAGAAAAGCAGTAGGTTCTATAGCAGACAGAATAACAGCAAATAAACTAATGAGACAAGGTAAACTTATTGGTAGACCAAGTGTTGGTAGATTAAACATGTTTGTATATGACCCTAAATATAAGCAGACATTACCATATTACGACACTTTTCCTTTAGTGTTGCCGTTAGAGCCAATCAAAGGTGGTTTTGCAGGTATTAATTTTCATTATCTGCCACCAAACCAAAGATTTACTCTATTGACACAATTGCAGAGATTTGCCGTACAAGGTAACAAAGTAAATGAGACTAATAGATTTGATGTAAGTTACAGTAGAGTTAAAAGACTACCATTAACAAAAAATGCTATTAAAAAGTATTTGTGGGCACACACTAGAAGTAATTATTTAAGAGTTGATTACGATGAGGCTGCCTTAGCAGTATATTTACCAGTAGCACAATTTAAGAAGGGAAGACCATACTAATGGCAATATTAAGAGGCGGAAAAAGAATTGGTGGTTTTGATATCAGAATTGGTATACCACGAGACAGATCACTAGACAATGTAACAGGTGATCCAAGATTAAAACGTACACAAGGTGGTAATCCTGAGTCTACAATGGGTAGAGTACAGGCAATGGTAAATGAGGCAGAGGGTTTTGCTCGTAAGGCAAGATTTTATGTTGAGTTTATGTTGCCTAAATCACTAGGTGGTGGACCAGATGGTACTCCAGGCTCAGTGTCTTCACCAATGGTAGATGAAACCTATGATTCATTTTACACACAATCAAAATTAAATCAGGTACATATAGCAAACGGTAGACGTGTACAAGCATTTTGTAGTGCTATTGAAATGCCTGATAGAGAAATTATTACTAAAGAAGTTAGACATGGTAACACACCAGTTAGACATGTTGCATATGATTTTAAATCACAAGAGATCACAGCAACTTTCTATGCAGACAAATTTATGAGAGAAAGATCATACTTTGAAATGTGGCAAGGCGCCGCTTTTAGTACTAAATCTTTTAACATGAATTACTATAAGAACTATGTAACAGATATGAGAATATATCAATTAGGTTCATTTGAGTCATCACAAGAGAGAGACGAAATAACCTATGGTGTACAACTATTTGATTGTTTACCAACATCAATTAGTAAAGTAGAATATTCGCATGATGAAAATACAGTACAGACATTTTCAGTTACATTTAAATTTATGTATTGGATTAATTTCTTTTTAGATAATCAAGGCAACATAGAACTTGGTCAATCTAAATTTGGAAAACCATCAGTGAAACAAGATTCAGGTTTATTAGGTGGTTTACTAGGTAAACTACCACCAGAATTGAGACGAGCAGGTAGAGACGTGTTGAACAAGTTGAGACGTAGAGTACCACTAGGTAAAATTACCGGTGGTAGAGCGTTCCCACCTTTCAAACTACCACCTATAAATATATAATAACAAGGAGATAATATTATGGCATTACCGATAATAGAAACACCAACTTATGAGTTGACACTTCCTTCCCAAGACGAGATAGTAAAATACAGACCTTTCCTTGTTAAAGAAGAAAAATTAATGTTAATAGCTCTTGAGTCAGGTGAAGAAAAAGAAATAAACATGGCGACTAAAACAATTTTAGACGCATGTACATTTAACAAACTAAAGATAGAAGAATTACCAACATTTGATATAGAATACATGTTCTTACAAATAAGAGCAAAGTCAGTTGGTGAAGTAACTAAATTCAAAGTTATTTGTCCAGACGACAAAAAAACATACACTGATATTGAGATAGACTTATCAAAAGTTGAGGTGCAAGTTGATGATGAACATACGAACAAAGTAGTAATTGATGAACAAAGGCAATTGGGTGTTGTTCTCAAATATCCTACGATGTCCATGATGACTAATACACAAATACAGTCAGCAGACTATGACACAGCATTTGATATGATGGTCGGTTGTATACACGAAATCTTTGAAGGAGAGAAAGTGTATCCTGGAGTAGATAGTACAAGAGAAGAATTAAAAGATTTTTTAGAGAAGTTACCACAAGGTGCTTTTGATAAAATTAAAAAGTTTTTTGACACTATGCCTAGATTGAGACACGAGCAAGAAGTTACAAATCCAAAGACAGGTGTTAAAAGTACAGTTACATTTAGCGGATTACAAGATTTTTTCGGATTGGCCTCACCCATAGTAGCCTAGAGGCATATTTTGAAGTTAATTTTGCGTTAATGCAACACCATAAATATGGTATAACAGAAATTGAACAGATGATTCCGTGGGAACGAGATATATATGTTTCAATGTTAATTAATTATATAAAAGAAGAAAACGAAAAAAGACAAAGGGAGAAACAGTAATGAATACTGAAACAAAAAAAGTAAATTTAGAATTAGAGATTGACACTAATACTGTTGACTCTAGTAAAAACAGATATCAAGGTTTAATTGACCTTGCAAAAGCAATAGACAGTTGGAGAATATTTCCAAGAGTATTCATATCAACATACATTTTTTTACTATACAAAGTAGTAATATGGTATATGAACTTACAGGCACCTACTATGGAACAAAGTGGGTTAGTATCAATAGTTGTTGGTGCTGGCGCTGCCTGGTTTGGTTTATATACAGGAAGTAGAGCAAAATCAACTAAATAGTATATATGGCATTACCAAGTTTAGATACAACAGCAAATGATCAAACTATATCAGCAATTGATAAGTTAGGCAAGGCAATAATGGAAAAGGCATCCATGTCAATACAAGGTGCTACAAAGGCCATTGTACCTAGTATACCTAAAATGATTAATCAGTTGACAGAGGATTTAGCAAAAGGTCCTGTTCATAGTTTTGGTAAAGTGATCAGAAAATTAGAGAACATGGTAGAGACATTAGGTCTTGATTTAAGATCATATAACAATGACTTGGCTGATATGTTACAAGAAAGAGAACAACAGGCTCGTAAGTCAGAGGATACAGTACAAAAGTTAAGACAACAAAATATTGTTGCACGTGTTAATAAAGATACAAAAGAAGTTGAGATATTAACCAGATCACAAATTAGACAAGAAAAAAAGTTAATAGAAAAGAAAGAGAAAACAATCAAACTTTTAGAAAAAGAAATCAGACTAGACACTAGAAATTTACAACAAAAAAATAATCTTTCTCCAAGAGAGAAAGGTGACACAAAGAAAAGAATAGAAGCAAATGCTTTAAAATTAGATAAGTTGACAGCTGAAAGAGACGAACAAGCAAATGATGTAACAGTTGACACAGGTAGAACTGAAAAAGGTCTACCAATGTTTTTAGAAATGATGAAAGATGGTTTTCTAGAACCATTTAGAGCAATTGGTGAATCTTTTAACATGATGAAAGATATGGGAAAAGGCACTGCTGATCTATTTAATTTCTTATCAGGTGGATTATTTCTTAAAGCATTTAAGGGTATCACTAAAGGTTTAAAAGCAATTAGTGGTTTCTTTACATTGGCTAGACTAGTATTAGTTGCTAAATTTGCATTGGTCATTGGTGCTATAACATTTGTAGCAGCTAAGATCAATAAGATCAAAGACTTCTTTGCTGGCATAATAGATTATTTTAGAAATTCAAAACTTGGTAAATTATTAGGTCTATCAAAAGAAACACCTGAAGAAAAAGAAAGTAGAAAAATTGAGAATAAAAATAGAGGCACATCTATGGTTGATATAGATAGTCACTATGATAGTTTTCCAACTATTTCAAATGCAAAAGAAGAAAATAAAAATACTATTGTAGGTGCTAGTGATAATGTTAGTAAAATGACTAATGAGAAAATATTTAACAGTAAAGCAACACAGAATGACGCCGTTAAAGAATTTGATAAGCTAACAAAAGAGGCTAATTCTCAAATGAGCAAAGGTAATGTAATAATTAATAATGCACCAACAAGTGTACAGACAAATAATAGTGGTTCAGTGACTTCAGGTTTTACCAATAATAATCCAGACGAGACGATTACAAATACATCTAGAGCTAGATGGTCTAATATGTAATTAAGATAAATCTTTTTCAGTTATAATTTTAAATTCAGCACCTTGATCTTTACAGTATTTGGTAGCGGCTTGCCATTTAGCTTTATTTCGTATATATTCTAATGACTCACGCATGTAAGACTTGGTCTTTCTGCTAGTTGGTTTTTTAGGTGGCACACATTGACGTGATGGTTTAATTTCTATTACTAACTTACTGCCTGTTTTGGTCTTTACAATGAAGTCTGGAAAATATCTGTGCCATTTGTTGTCAATAGGACTATAATATCTAATTGGTAACTCCTCACTTGCCCAATGGTCTATATTATCACTTTTATCCAAATACACCATCATACGTCTTTCTAATAGTGAACGGTATATAATGTTATTTGGATCACCAACATACTTGCTGGGGTTGATTGGTTTATATATTCCCTTAAAAGATTTCTTCATAACCGTTATAAATATACAAGTATATATAAAGGAATTAAATATGGCATGGACATCTAAAGTAGCAAACATTATCAAGGGCAAAGTAGGAACAATGATTGGCTCATCAATAGCCAATAAATTAAGTTTTGCCTCATCTGGTCAAACAACCAAAGTGGCTGCTAAATTATTAAATAAATCTCCGTTAGAGATAGGTACAACAGGACCTATGTCACACATGGAGTCTATGAACAATCCATACAGTTATGGTACAGTATATTATCCACAAGAGGCAGGTAATTTAGGTGCTGGTCACTATATTATATTTGATGTAGTATCTCACAAGTCATCTAAATTTAAACAACAAACATTTAAGAACGGTGCTTTGACAAATGCTTCAGGAGCAGTACCTGGTAAACCAAGAGTTGCCAACATAAAAAGAAATGGTATCACACAGGCAAAAAGATTAAGATCAACTTCTTCAGGTGCTATGTCAAAAGTTGGTGATACGCACAATTATATTTCAGACAGTATTATATTATATACACCAGCAGAGGCAATGAAATTTAATTACAGTGCCAGTTATGAAGACACACAAACAGGTCTTGCAGGTGATGTGGCTAGCATGATTGGTGGTGTAATGAACGATCCAGGTTTCTTAAACAAAATTCAGGCTGCCGGTGAGGGTATTGGTGGTATTGGTAGAGAGTTGTTGAAGTCAGGAGCTTTTGCAGCTGCTAGTATAATACCAGGTTTTGAAAATAGTAGACAATTATTTGATAAGTCATTAGGTCAGGCAAAGAACCCTAATCTAGAAACAATATTTCAGTCAGTGCCATTTAGATCATTTAGTTTTCCTTTCTTATTTGCACCAAAAGACGAGAAAGAGAAAGATCAAGTACACAAAATTTTACAACTGTTTAGATTTCATATGTTGCCTGAACACCAAAGCGCTGCTATAAAATCAGGTTATTTCAACACACCGTCAGAGTTTCAGATTACATACATGTACAGAGACAGTGAGAACGCATACTTACCAAGAATAAGTCGTTGTGTATTAAAAGAATGTAATATAGATTACGCACCAGAGGGTGTTGTATCATCATTAATCGCAGATGAAAAAGGCGCACCACCAACTATTATTAAAATGGATTTAACATTTGGTGAAACAGAAATTATGACTAAAGAAACAGTAGCAGAGGGATTCTAATATGTATTTTGAAACATTTCCATTAATGAACTACAGCAATGATAAGATCACAACTAAACAAGTAACAGATTTATTCAGACGTATAAAAATTAAAGAGAAAATACTTGACGAAGCAAGTTTGTATCAAGAGTATGATGTACCAAATGGCGAAAGACCTGAAGATACAGCAATGAAACATTTTGGTGATCCTCAATATCATTGGGTAATATTAATGACAAACAAAAGTCAAGATGGTTTTTATGATTGGCCATTAGATTTCAGAGCATTTGAAACTTTTATAACAGACAAGTATGCCAATCCAGACGCAACACACCATTATGAAAAGGCACAAACAAGTGGTAAAACAACATCAAATGATTACTCACACTTGATAGAAGTAAACAGTACAGAGCCAGGTGCTTTATCAGTCTCTAATAGACAATATGAAGAAAGAATACAAGACGCAAAAAGAAAAATTAAACTTCTTAATCCAGGTTTCTTGCCTGTATTATTAGAAGAATTTGACAAATTGATGAATGAATAATTATGTACAATCAAATAAATGCTGATACACTAACAAGAGCAGGCCAATTTGCCTTATCAGACATACAATTAATATCTTATCAATCTTCCGATGGCGGCAGTGAGCCAAAAAAGGTAAGTGTACGATCACTAGTGCTTGAGATAAACATTTACGAAGATATATTTTCAAAAGGTCTATCAGGTAATGTTGTATTACTTGACGGTCAAAATCTTACCAACCACTTACCACTTACAGGCTTTGAACGTATAGAATTTAAACTGAATACACCAGGTATTGCAAAAGGTTTTGATTTCACGGCTACAACAGGTCACCCGATGTACATATACAAAATATCAGGTAGACAAGAGGCAACACCAAGAACGCAGATGTACGTATTACACTTTGCTTCTAAAGAGATATTAACAAACGAAACAAAGAAAATTTATAGATCAATGTCAGGCACCATAGATGATATGGTCTTGGACGTTTTTAGAACTGATTTAGAATCAAAAAAGACATTAATACTAGAAGAAACAAAAGGCATACGTAAATACGTGCCAGTAGGTGAAAGACCATTTGATTTCATAGAAGGATTATCCAAGTCTGCCGAGTCGGCGAGATACAATAATAGTGGTATGTATTTCTATGAAGACAGTACAGGTTTTAGATTTAGAAGTTTAGAAAATATGTTGGCGATTACAGATGGCGCTGCTAGACCAGTGGTCGCAAGATTTGAAAAGAAAC